TATAAATGGAAAGCAAAAGCAACTATTACCTAAACTTGGATACAATTGATAAAAGTTTTTATTCTCATAAACTACCCCAAGAAATTTAAAGTAATTGTCTCTTCTTATTTCTATAAACTTGTCCAATCTCTTAAGTTGAGATAACCCAAGCACTGCTGCAAGTTCAGTATTTCTAAAATTATATCCATCAGTCACAAATAAAAAGGACTTTTCAATCTCTGGATTTTGTTGTTGATAGTGTTCAAATCTATTAGACACTCTTGCAAGTCCATGAGACCTTTTAAGTTTCATTAAATCATACAGTTCACTATCATTAGTAGAAATCATTCCCCCTTCAATAGTGGACATATGATGACCAAAATAAAAACTAAATGTTGCTCCTAAACTATCAGACCCAACTTTAGAACCATCACTTGATATGCATCCATGAGATTCACAAACATCATCAATAAAGATTGCATTAGGTAAAATTTGTTTATATGTTTCTACATCTGCAGGAATCCCTAAAAGATGTGTAACAAAAACCATTTTAATATCAGGATGCTGTTCTGATATTGTTCTCAAATTATTTACATCAAAACTATAGTTACCTAAGTTAACATCACAGAAAATTGGAGTAAGTCCTAACTGGAAAATAGGATTGATGTTAGTAACCCATGTGCAGGCAGGAACTACAACTTTATCCCCAGGTTGAAGTCCATACTTTTCCATAACTGCAGCAACCAAAAGAAAGTTTGCAGTGCTGCCAGAAGTAACAAACAAAGAATGTTTACATCCAAGCCACTTAGACCATTGATCTTCAAACTGTTTAACCTTAGCACCTTGAGTAAATTTATCTGAAGTTAAAACAAACTTTGCAAGTTTTACTCTGTCCATAAAAGACAGAGTATTTTTCATAAGTGGCCACTTATACTCTGACATAGTTGCTCCTATTTTGCAAAAACCAATCTATGGTAACTTTAAGACCATCTTCTAAAGATGTTTGTGCCTTCCAACCCAAAGAATCCATCTTAGAAGTGTCTAGTGCTCTTCTTGGAGTTCCATTTGGTTTATCAGTATCCCAAACAATGTTACCAGTATAACCTACTAATTCAGCAACAAGTTCAGAAAGTTCTTTTATACTTACTTCCCTATTTGGACCAATGTTAATTACATCAGGATTCTCATAATTATTCATTAAGAAAACTAAACCATCAGCAAGATCATCAGAGAATAAAAACTCTCTGGTTGGAGCACCATCACCAAAGCAAACTACTTCAGGTGCATTAGTTTCTTTTGCATGAATGAATCTATTAATAAAACTTGGAATCACATGACATTGTTCTGGGATAAAATTATCATTGATGCCATAAAGATTATTTGGCATCACTGATACAGTTGAAAATCCATACTGCTCTGTGTATTTTTTGCACATATGATGTCCAATAATTTTAGACAGAGCATATCCATCATTAGTTGGTTCTAAAGGACCAGTCATTAAGTACTCTTCTTTGATTGGAACTGGTGCATGTTTTGGATAAATGCAGGCAGATCCAAGGAATACAAGTTTTTTACATCCATGTCTATAGGCAGAGTCAATCACATTGGTTTGAATCTGCAAATTTTCACGAATAAAATCTGCTGGTGAAGATTTATTATATCCTATACCACCAACTTTTGCTGCTGCAAGAAACACATACTCAGGTCTTTCGCATTCAAAGAAATAATCCACATGTTGTTGACTTCTCAAGTCCAATGATGATTTGTTTACTCCATATGCATTGGTGTATCCAAAATCATTTAACTTCCTAATGACTGCAGAACCTACTAATCCTCTATGTCCAGCAACAAATATTTTACTATCAAAGTTCATTTTCACACATATCCTTAACTAATTGCTTAAAAGAAATTTCAGGTTCCCAACCTAGTTTTTCTTTTGCCTTAGAGGCATCACCTAACAAAGTTTCAACTTCAGAAGGTCTGAAGTATTTAGTATTGACTCTAATGACTGTTCTTTTAGTATTTAAATCATATCCAGTTTCATCAAGTCCTTCCCCTACCCACACAATCTTCATACCAAAATAAGGTGCTGCTTCTTCAACAAAATCACGCACTGAATACTGTTCTCCAGTGGCAATTACAAAATCATCAGGTTGTTCTTGCTGAAGCATTGTCCACATTGCTCTGACAAAATCTTTAGCATGACCCCAATCACGTTTTGCATTTAAGTTTCCAAGTTGAAGAATATCTTGCTTACCTTCAGAAATTGCCTTAAGGGCCCTTGTAATCTTTCTAGTTACAAAAGTTTCACCTCTACGAGGAGATTCATGATTAAACAAGATTCCTGTACATGCATACAAACCATATGATTCTCTATAGTTTTTGGTAATCCAATAACCATAGATCTTTGCTGCTCCATATGGTGATCTTGGATAGAATGGCGTGGTTTCTTTTTGAGGAATTTCCTGAACAAGACCAAACAGTTCTGATGTAGATGCTTGATAAATTTTAGTTTTATTTTCCATACCAAGAAGACGAACTGCTTCAAGAACTCTAAGGGTTCCAAGTCCATCAACTTGTCCAGTAAATTCAGGCATCTCAAATGAAACTTTTACATGACTTTGAGCTCCAAGATTGTAAATCTCATCAGGTTGAACTTCCTGAATAATTCTAATCAAATTAGTAGAATCTGCAAGATCTCCATAATGAAGTTTTAACTGATCATAGATGTGATCAATTCTCCCAGTATTAATTGAAGAAGATCTCCTTACAATACCATGAACTTTATATCCCTTTTCCAAAAGAAGTTCAGCAAGGTATGATCCATCCTGCCCAGTAATACCAGTAATTAGTGCAACTTTCATATAGTAAATACTTTTCTATCATTATACAAAAAAAGAGGAGTTTATGCAACTCCTCTTGGGTAACTCAGGCTCGCCACCAATTCTTTATCTGGAAATTAGAAACCAGGCGGGAGTAAGATCCCATCCGCACCACTTGCTCTTGAAGGAAGCAAGAAACCTTAGGGGGTCATATGACTCCACCAGTTCTGTTAAAGTCCATCCGTGACTAGGGGGTTCTTCCCGACCAGGGCTCAGTTTTTTGTCATGACCGGGACAATGCTGGTTGTGAGGATTGAACTCACCTGTATTCGATTATGAGTCGAGTGCTTTCACCAGATAGCTAAACCAGCCCAATAGGACTGTAGAGAATTGAACTCCATTCACACCGTTATAAGCAGTGGGCCTTAACCAATAGGCGACAGTCCCATAAATTTACTGTGCTTCATTATTCAGATCAGTGTATATTCGTATCAACTCATCATCAACTGGCATCATTACTGCTTTTCTGCCATCTTCATTTACAATACCTATGTGTTCTCCACCTTCTACTCTATTCATAAGATTGTCAAAATCATCTTGAAACTCTTTTACTGTGTAAGTCATCATTCAGGGTCATCCTCATAAGAAGAAGGTTCTTCAAATAATTCTTGCAACTTTTGTTGCTCTATCCTTCTATAAAGGTCATCATACTCTGAATCCCCAAGGTCGTCAACACTTAAAATTTTTATACTCATCAAACTGTCACCTGCTTTAACATCATTCATTTCTGGATGCTTTATCTTTGGACTCTTGGAATATCCATAGTGAGCATTCATTACCATCCATCCTTGAACAAACATGGAGATGGCAATACCCATAAGAACAAACCAAGGAACTAAAAAAATTAGTTCAGAGTAATTTTGAGCCATGGCATCAGTGGTGGGATAACTCCTATGAGTCTGAGGAGACCCTCAGCAAATAAAGCAAGAACGACCCAACCGACACACATAGAAATAATCGAAGCATTACGATTGTGTTTACGTATTGCAGCATCAATCATCTCCTGAACTTCTGTTCTACTAACCAGTTCATCCAATTCTTTATCCATTTAAGAATTTTTCTAATGGATCTACTTTTGTCTTAATTATTTCACATGCTCTCTTGTAGAACATGTTGTTTGTGTTACCAGATTTTTCAAATGTTTCTTTTATCTTCACCCAATTTTCATAGGTGTGATTGTTCATTTAAAATTTTTGCAAGTGGTCATTCAACCTCAGCAACATTTTTTCTGCTTCTTGGACGTCTATTCCATCTTGTTTGGAATAATATATGTAGTCATCCAGTGCTAAGGTAATAACCTCTATGTCAGGTTTTGATAACTTTGGGGTCTCCCAACTCATCTAATTTCAAACTCCAGTTTTCTAACTTTACGATTTTTTCTTGATTCTTGGTAAGCAAGGTCTTCTTTTGATAAGACAGCATTGCTTTCCTTCTTTAAGATATTACTGACTATCTCTACCTTTGTCAAGTCAATAGCAGTAATAGTCTCTCC